AGAGGCAATGCCACGCTGCACCTTGACGCCCTCCACTTCGGCCAGCGTCTTGGAGTCCATGCGCAGGAGGTCGTCCAGGCAGAACTCCGTGCGCAGGTCGGTGCCAGCGATGCCCAGACCCTCGTCGAGCACGGCCTCGATCGCCTCGAAGTGCTTCTGCAAGCATTGGTTGTAGTACTGCTGCCACAGCGCCTGCACGTTGTCGAAGGACGGAAGATCGCCCACGCCGACCATGAAGCCAGGCACGTGAAAAGCGCTGCAGATCCGGCGATCGGAGAGCTCCAGCTGCTCGGCCTGCTGCGCATCGGTGGCGTTGATCGCCATCGACTCGTACTTCAGCGAGTCGCCGAGCACGGCCACCTTGCCGAGGTTGTCGGCGGTGTAGTTGCTCTCCCACTCGCGCTTGAGACGCGCGGCGACCTCGTCGCTGATCGCAGCCGGCGCGGTGAGCACGCCGCTCGGCCGCGACATGTTCTGGAAAAACTTCGCCGCGGCGCCGTCGATCTTCAGACCCAGCGTGGCGGCCACGCCGCACGCGAAGATGGGAGACGTCCCGACGAGCGGGTGGAACAGGCACTCCATGCGGTCGTGGATGATCTCGCTCGCCGGCACCGCCGGCAGGTCGACCGGCAGCGTCGAGAGGTCGTCGCTGTTCAGCTGGTAGAAGACGGCGCCGTTGGGAGCCACCAGGGGCTGCACGCGTGTCGGGTCCAGCACGTAGAGCTTCACCACCACGCGGCGCGCGTCGCGCACCTTCAGCACGTAGGCGTTGCCACGCTGCAGCTTGGAGATCATCCAGACCTCGATGAACTGCTGGCGCGTCTGGTAGTGGTTGGGCTTGCGCAGCACCGGAGAGAACGCCGGGTTGTTCGTGACCTCCCAGTAGCCGTCGTCGTCCTCGCGCATGCGCAGCTCGAGCCCGACCTTGGCGACGTCGCTGGCGATCAGCGTGATGCAAGAGTAGACGGTCGGGTGGGAGAGCACCTTGTCGTGCACCACCTCGATGTCGCGCTGGAACTCCAGGTGGTCGCCAAACCAGGAGAAGCCCACGCCCCGTCCGTTGACGGGCACGTTCGAGAGCATGCCGGCCTTCTGCAGCAGCGAGGTCAGGCCGCGGCGCAGCGCGGGCGCGAACTTCACCGGCGCGAACTTCACTCCGGAGCCCCGGTCAGGTCGCGCCGGGTGTAGCGGCGGCGCGAGGGAGCGGCGTCGGCCGCCGGCGAGGTTTCGAGCTTGCCAGGCTCGGGCTTTTCCTCGGTGCCTTCTTCGGAGACTTGCGTCTCGCTGGCGCCAGGGCGCGAAGAATCCTGTGCTGTGTCGGTCGAAGCCTGCGCCTCGAGCGACTGCGTGCGGTAGCCCTTGCCGCGCTTCGTCGCCACAGGCGGAACGGAGATCTCGGGCAGGGGCTCGGGAACTTGGATGTGCCGGGTGGCGAAGCCCACCGCGCAGAGGGTGCGCGCATCGGACTCGCCGCGGGCGTTGAACTGCTCTCCGGCGACCAGGCGGCGGCCGGCGTAGGGGAAGCCGCGGAGGGCTTGGAGGGGAACGGACATCGGGTCCTCCTGTGGAAAGGCCCGGGCATCGCTGCCCGGGCCGGTTTCAGGTCAGAAGACCTCGATCAGCTGACCACGCCGCCGTACTCGGCGTTGCTCAGCACCACCACCGCGCCGGAGCGGCGCTTCTGGTAGTTGATGCGGCGCACCACCTTGAAGCCGACCGACTCGGTTTGCCACAGGTTCACCAGGTTCGCGGTCGCCGCTGCCGGCGTATCGCTGGCACCGGTCGGCGCGTCGTCCTGCTCGAGCGTCGCGGTGTCGGTCATCGAGATCTCGATGCCGGAGTCGCCGATCTTCCAGATGTCGCTGGGCTTCATCAGGATCCAGTCGCCGCCCGCGACGTTGTCGCCGGTGTAGACCTGATCGCCGAGCAGCGTGCCGCCGCTGGCATTGAGGCCCACGAACTCCGGTTGGCCCAGGGCGTTGACCAGGAGCGACAGCGCCTTGGCCATCGACGGGGTCATCACCTGCACCAGGCCGCTGGCGTTCTTCGCCGCCAGGAACGGAGCGTACAGCGACATCAGGTCGGCGCGCACTGCCGCAGCGTCGGCGCCCGAGGGCACCAGCGGCGTGAGGCCATTCAGCAGGCCGGCCGGCGAGACGCCGGCGACCGCTGCGGCGCTGCCGAGGAACGTGGTGTCCACGCGCTGCGCGCTCGCCTCGGCAATGCAGTCGCGGATCCACTGCTCGGCGGACGGCTGCGAGTCCTGGATCAGCTCCTTCGAGCTGACCGCGATGGCGCCGACCTTCAGCGGCGTGAGCTCGACGTCGGAAGCGTCGGCCTTGGTCACCGGGATGGACTTCGACTCGCCCACCCAGTAGCCGGTGGCCGCGCCGTCCTGGCCCTTGATGTGCACGCGCGCCGGGACGGAGCGCAGCGGCAGACGGTCGAAGACGGTCATCGAGTACAGGAACTCGATGAAGTCGCCGGTGTAGCGCGTGTCGGACTGCGCCAGCTCGGCGCCCCACTCGCCGGAGCCGGTGCCAGCGCCGGCCACGCCCGCCTTGATCCAGTTGATCAGGTTGGGGTGGGTCTTGCCCCAGCGGTGCTGCGCGATGTCGATCGGCGAGACGTAGCTGCCCTGCTTCATCGCGATGAACGCGGCCGCCTTGGCGATCGCGGCACGGATGTAGCTCTGGCCCTTGAACTTGTCCTCCGGGTCGGTCTTGCGCACGAAGCCCACCGGGCCACGCGACTCGCCGGCGGCCTTGGAGTTGTCGCCGCTGACCGGACGCGCGGCGGCGCCGTTCAGAGCCTCCAGCGACTTGGCGCGGATCTGGTCGTCGATGGCGTCGACCTCGGCGAGCAGCGCGTCGAACTCCTGCGCCTCGTCCTGGGTCATGCGACGCTCGGCGGACTTGGCCAGCGTCTGCAGCTCTTCCATGCGCGCCGTCTTGGTGGTGCGCTGCTCGCGGAACTCGGCGAGCTCCTGGTATGCGGTTTTCATGGTCGGTCCTTTCCCCGTGGGGGTTTGAGTGCCGCGCGAGGCGGCGTTCTTGGTGGCCCCCGGGACGCCGGGCGGAAGTGCGGAAGCCCGACCATCGTGGAGCTGCCGGTGGCCAGACGCGGCCTGCAGCGCCAGATCGGCGGACTTGATCGCAAGGATGGTGGCCTGCTCGTTCGCCGGGATGGTCACCGCGGAGAGCTCGAGCCAGGCCCACTTCATGATCCGGTACCCGAAGGTGCCCTCGATGCGCGCCGTCTCCTTGGCGTTGAAGCCGATGGACAGCCCGCGCACCAGGCCGGACTTGATGTACTGCCAGTAGGACTTCAGCGCCTTGGCCAGATCGCTGTCGGGGTCGTCGTTCATCGACGCGACCTCGCCCTCGACCTCGATACCGGAGTCGGTCACGCGGGCCTTCGTGATCCAGCCGATGGGGTTGCGCGAGTCGTGCTGCCAGAGCAGCGGCAGCGGCAGCTTGAACTCAGCGCCCTTCGGTTCCACGATGTCGCCCATGCGGTCGGTCTCGGGAGTCGAAGCGATGCCGGAGAAACGCCGCTTGCCGCCGTCTTCGGTGGCCGCCTTGATCTCGAGCGTGGAGTAGGCGCGCTGGTTCATGAGGTACCTCGGCCAGCCGGCCGGCAGTTCTGACAGGCGCGAGGATACTGCGATTTCAGACGAAAAAGGACTGGAACTTCTTCTCCGGCTCGGCGGACAGGCTCGATCCGATGCCCATCAGCAACGCGACGAAGTCGTCGATCTTGTCCGCAGCGCGCCGTTTGTCGGGCGCGGTGTTCATGTTGACGTCGCGCCGCGCCACCAGGTTGGACGCGCACCAATTGAGCACCGGATCGTTACCGTGCGAGAGCATGCCGGAGGTATAGGCGCGCTCCAGTTCCTGCATCGCCGGGTGGTAGGAGCGAGGGCCCTGGATGAACTCCGCCATCGGCACGCCGTCGGCCTGGAGCTTGGCGACCAGCTGCGCGGCGTTCCACTTGTCGTAGCCGACGTTCACGATCTTGAACCGCCGGTGCGCAGCGAGGATGTGCTCGCGCACCAGGTCGTAGTCGACGACCTCCTGGCCAGCTTCGATCAGGTACTTGGCCTGCACCCAGGGCTGATACGGGACCAGCCCGCGCTCCGTCCGGTTCTTGATCGCGGCCGCCGGCACGAAGCGCCACCCATGCGTGAACCACCGCTCTCCGACCTTCCACACCAGCCTGAACGAGCAGAGATCGGTCGTCGAAGCCAGGTCGAGCCCGCCCCAACACTTCACTGACCTCAGCGCCTCGAGGTCGACGGGCCCGGAGCACGCCCGCCACTTGCTGAGGTTCACCCAGCCGCCGGCGACAGACGACCGGCGATTCAGTCGCTTGATCTTGAACTCGGCGTGCCGGCCGGGCATGGCCTTCGCCTCGATCGCCTCCTTCCGGATCTCGTCGAGCAGGATCGGGTTAACCTCGATCAGCGGGTTGGCCTTGATCCAGGTGGACTCGTCGAAGTCTTCGTCCGCCGCCAGGCCGGCCTCCTCGTCGGCCTCGTCGACCGCGTAGTAGATCGCCAGGAAGTGGTCCGCCTCCACGATTCCCTGCAGGACCTGCTCAGCGAAGTGCCGCAGCTCCGGCCAGGGCCCAGGCGACTCGTAGCCTTCGGTTGTGGTGAACAGGAACAGCGGGTTCGAGCGCGCGCCGGCTGCGGAGCGGAGCACGTTCAGGAGGTCGTGCGTCTTGTGCGCGTGGATCTCGTCCAGGATCGTGGTGGAGGGGTTCAAGCCGTCCTGGGTGCTCGCCTTTGCATTGATGGGCTTGAACTCGCCGCCGTTCGAGTAGGACGGAATCGCGTTGGCGAACGCCTCCACGCCGAACGCCTGCTGCAGAGCCGGCGTCTTCTCCACCATGCGCTTGGCCACGTTGAAGACGATACGCGCCTGCTTGCCGGTGGTCGCGCCGGAGATGACCTGCGGCCCGAGCTCGTCCTCGCAACACTGGCAGTAGAGCCCGATCGCCGCGGCCACGGTGGACTTCGCGTTCTTCCGCGCTATCGCCTTCAGCGCGGTGGTGAATCGCCGGGTGCCGTTGGGCTTGCGGAAGCCGAACAGCTGCACCACGAAGAAAACGTCCGACTCGTGCAGCACCAGCGTGAGCTGCTCGGAGCCGTCGGCATTCTTCCACCGGCCCTCCACGTGCGGCAGGCACTCGATGAACGAGCACGCGCGGGTGGCCTCGTCGCGGTCGAAGTAGAACGGCGCACCCTTGGCCCGAGCGC